GTTGGCGCTGGAGCTTCAGTCGATTGGACCCGACGTGCGAGACCGTGTCTCGGTGCTCGCCTTTCGCCTTGGACTTGGGAGGGTGGCAGCATGACCGAGATACCAAGGAACATTCGTCCGCAGTGGGAACGCCTGCTGAAGCGCGCCCAGCGCAGCATCTCGATCGGCACGATCCCCGTCGACGTGGTCGAAGAGCTGATTGCCGTGGTTGTGTCACAGCACGAAGAACTGTGCGAGCAGGACCGAAAGTGGCGCGAGCGCGAGCGGTTCCTGGAGCGGCAGATCGTGATGTGCGGCGGTGGCTTCGACAAGCGCGGCCTCGAGGGTGAACCAAGGGGGCTCATGGTGAAGCATGGAATCCACACCGTGGTGGAGGATTCCCGATGATCGATCCGAGTGGCGTCGGCGCGGGTGCCCGTGGTCGTTCCACGGGCGCCCGAAGCCGCCGTAAAGGCGCTGTAGGCGAAGCGGAGGCTGCGGCGGCTCTCGGGGCCGTCCTGGGCAAGCCGTGGCGCAGAACGGCCCAGCGGTGGGGCAAAGCGAAAGCCGACATCGAGCCCTGCGACGGAGGCGTGGGCGTCCATGTCGAAGTGAAGCGTGTTGGTTCACTCCTGAAGCGATGGTCGGGCGCGGTGCAAGAGCATCCGCTGATCCTTGGCGGGGAGTTGTACTGCTGCTCCATCGAGAACCTGGTGCTTATGCTCGACCAGGTGGAGATCCCACGCATTTGCGCCAAGAGCTCGACCGTGATGCGCTACATGGCGCAAGCGGTGCGCGACGCCGAGGATGGCTTGGTGCCAATGGTCATGTGCCGGATGGATCACGGGCCCTGGCTCGTGTGCTGGCGGTACGACGACGACGACCGGCTGACTGCTGCTCTGCGGGAGGCCATGAAATGAAACGCTTTCGGTACCAGGGTGGGCTGGGCAAGGCGATCAGCATGGTCAACACCATGCGGTCGCGTGGTGGCTCATGGACACGCAAGGCCAAGCAGCACAAGGCGATAGAGATTCAATGTCGCAAGTGCGGCAGCATCGTTGGCCTGGAGTGCGATCACATCGTGCCGCTGCACCGTGGTGGAACAAACGACGCATCGAACCTGCAGAGCTTGTGCAAGGAATGCCATGCCGCCAAGACCGCGTCCGAAGCAAGCGAAAAGTGAAACCCCCCCTTCACCCCCGGGGGGGTCTATTTCCGTGGGGCACCGCGATGTGGGGGCCACGAAAACCGACGCCCGTCGCAAACATCGGCCAAAGCCACCTTTATGCGCCGAGCAAGCGGACGCCTATGCCCGTGGCATCGTCGATGGCACGCTCGTTGCCAACGCTCGGGTGCGCGATGCGTGCCGCCGGTACCTCGCCGAACGCCTCGATCCGCCGACGGCGTCCGTGTGGTGGGACGAGCAGCTCGCCGACAACGCCCGGGACTTTGCCCTGAAGTGCGGGCAGGGCGCGGAGGCTGGGGCAGGGGAGCCTCTTGTCTGGTTGCCCTGGCAATGTCTGGTCGCGATGATCCTCCTCGCCCGCCGGCGGGTGGTGAACGGCACCAAGACAGATACCCCCGCCACCAAGGCGCTGCTCTTGGTTGTGTCACGCGGCGCAGGGAAGACCGAGTTCGCGGCGTCGATGATCATGGCCGCGATGCGCGACCCGGAAACGCGCCTTGAGTTCGCGTCGGTCGCTCCGGACGGTCGCCTGGCGCAGAAGACCTTCGAGCGAATGCAGACGATGAGCCAGACGCTCGACGCGAAGGAATGGAAGGCGACGGGCGGCAGCACCCCGGCGCACCCCGGCAGGGTGAAGCACGGCGGCAACCGGTACATCTCGCTCCCCTGCACGGACAAGGCGCTCGACGGCCTCACGACCCGCCTGGTGGTGGCCGACGAGGTGGCTCGCATGGAGTCCGCGTTCGGTCGACTGCTGACCGGCTTGGCCAAGTTCGCAACAAGTCAGACGCTGCTCATCACGACGCCCGACCCGGAGCAGAAGACGAGGCCAATTTGGGGCTACTGGGACGCTTGCGAGCGGGCAATCAACGACGGCACGCCCTATCCGCCGGGCTGGTGGCCGCTGCTGTACGGTCTTGACCAGGACGACCAAGCCGCCGACCCGAAGGCGTGGCCCAAGGCGAACCCGTCGCTCGGCGTCATTGTCGACCCGGCGCAGCTTGAGCTCGCCGCCAGGACGATGCTTGAGAGCGGCGACCCGGCGCAGATTGCAGAATTTGAGACCCAGTTGGCTTGCCGATACCACGAATTGGCGACCACGGACGTCGACCTCGGCGTGCTTGAGCGGCAGATGCAGAAGACCGATTGGGACCGCCTCGCCGGTGCGCCAGCCGTCATCGGCATCGACCTTTCCCGTGGCGGCTACGGGGCGCAGCTCGACCTGACTTCGATCTGCCTGATGGTCGTCGACGGCAACGTGATCCGCGCCCGAAATATCTCCTGGTGGGCCGGGACCGACATTCAGCTCGACGAGCGGCGCTGCAAGAACCCGCTGGGCGCGTGGGTGGAGCAGGGTTTCCTGCGTCGGATGCCTGGCGAATGGCACGACATGGCCGTGGTAGAAGCCGAAATCGAGGCGCTCATGGCCCGCTACGACGTGCGAAAGATCGGCGTCGACCCGCACCCAGCCCAGGCACGCGACATCAAACGGTGGGCAGATCGCGGCTGGCCAATCATTCCGGTTGACCAATCGATCCGCACGATGGCGCCCGCGTGGAAGTTGTGGGGCGACCTGCTCAAATCGAAGCAACTCATCTACGAGCCGGACCCCGTGCTCCGCTCGGCGCTCAACGCCGTGCGCTTAATCCGCGACAACGTCGGCAACACGCGCCCGGTCAAGGGCCGAAGCAACGGCAACACCGATGCGGTCGTCGCTGGCAACATGGCGGCGCTGCTGATGGAGCACCACCAGGTGCGCGAGGCGACTGGTCTCTCGACTTCATCGTGTCCGATTGGATAGACACGGTTTCAAGAAATCCGGGTTGACGTTTCGGGGCAGAGTTGTTCCATCTGCTCCGTGGGCATCTTTGCACGATTCTTCGGCTTTAAGTCCGGCGTCGCGATCTACACGCGACCCGAGCCGATTGTCGCGTCACCGGCTGACGCGATCCCCGCCGTCGTTCGTGCAACCAACCTGATCTCGGCAGATATCGCTCGCCTTCCCGTGTCGGTCTACGACAGCGAAGGCCAGGAGATCGAAGGCCATCCGGTCGAGATGCTGCTCAACCGCGACGCGAGCCGCTGGCAGTCCGGCTACGAATTCCGCCGCTACACGACCTCCGTCGCGCTGACGCACGGCAACGGTATCGCGCTGATCCGACGCGGAAGCGACGGCGAGATCGCCGAGCTCCAGCCGGTGCCCGCCGACGCGATGAGCGGCGAGATCACCGAGGAAGGCGTCCAGTACCGCATCGGAAGCCTGGTGATGAATGCCGACCAGGTGCTGCATATCGGTGCATATCCGGATCACCTGAACCCGTGCTGGTACCGCTCGCCGCTCGACGTGGCCCGCCACGCGATGCAGCTCGCTGCCGATGAGAACGGCGCCCACGCATCTTTGGTCCGTACGGGCAGCATGGGCAAGGTTGCCATCTCGCACCCGGGCGCGATGAGCGACCAGACCGTTCAGGCAATCCGCGACGCATGGAACACCATGCACGCGACTGCCGACGGCGCCAGCCGCCCGCTGATTCTGCGCGAGGGAATGAAGGCCGAGAAGATCTCGCAGGAAACCAGCGGCACGATGCTTGAATCCCGGCGCTTCAGCGTCCAGGAGATCGCCCGTGCGTTCGGCGTTCCGCCGGAGATGCTGTTTCAGCAGGGCGGCGGCGCCCTTGTCAGCCAAAGCGAAGTCGCCCGCGCATACGCGGACGGCGCGATCGCGGCGTGGGCTTCCGCGTGGGAGTCGGAGCTCACGCGGAAGCTCTGCCGCCCTGGCGAGTTCGTGCGGATCGACACGACGGCAATCGTGCGCGGCAACCTCCGCGACGCGGGCATGGCGTTCTCCAAGCTCGTCCTGGCTGGCGTCATGTCGCCGAACGACGCTCGCCATTACCTCGGGCTATCTCCGATCGCCGGCTTGGACACGCCGACGGTCTCGATGCCCGGTGGCGCCAGCGCAGCGGCTGGACCTGACAACGTGGGAGATGAAAATGCTTGAGCTTCGCACCGCGACTTTCGAGCGCAGCGGCAACAAGCTTGCCGGTTATGCCAGCGTCTACAACGCGCCGAGCCTCCCGCTCACGGTGCGCGGCGTCAACAACGGAAAGCCGTTCGTGGAGCGCGTCGCGCCCGGCGCCTTTGACCGTTCGCTCGCTGCCAATGTCTCGCTCCTGATCGGGCACGATCGGCGCGAGCTCCTCGCCAACACCAAGAGCGGGCTGCTACAGCTCCGCTCCGACTCCAAGGGCCTCGCATTCGAGGTCGATCTCCCGGACACGCAGAAGGCCAAGGACGTCCGCGCCCTGGTCGAGGCTGGCGTGCTCTCGGAGATGTCGTTCGGTTTCTTCGTCCGCTCCGACGCCTGGATGGGCTCGGAGCGCACCCTCACGGAGGTGGATCTCCGC